ACCTTATACCCCCCATCCGTACCCAACCCAATTTTATGAGTGTCAAGCAAATTAAACGGAAGAAATCCCCTTCACTAGGAATGGGTTCGCATATCCCTGCATGGAAGCAGCGTAAGCTTCTGGAGGAGGCACAACAATTGGCCAACTTCCCTAAGATGATGTTAGGGCTTCGCGATGTGTACCCGTGGCAGGAGAAGGTGCTGGGAGCGTTGAACGAGAAGCATTCCAAGGTGGCCCTCAAGGCTGCGAATGGATCTGGCAAGACGAGCATGGTAGCGGCGTCAGCCGTCGTCTGGCACATGATTCGCTGGCCGGGGAGTCTTGTGGTATGTACGGCTGGTGTGTACCGGCAGGTGGCTGATGCTCTGTGGCCGCATCTTCGTAAGATGATCAATGGATTGGGTGGCGAGGAGAATGGATTCTCGATCAAGGATGGCGAGATCCGCTATGTGTATCCGAAGAAGGTGGATGGCCAGGAGCTGGTGAGTAGATGCATAGGGTTCTCGGCGAGCAATCCGGAGAAGGCGGAGGGCTGGCATGTGCAGGGTCCGAGCAATGATTTGCTGTATATTGTGGATGAGGCGAAGGCGGTACCGGACGGGATATTCCAGTCGATGGAACGGTGCCAGCCAACGCGGACTCTGCTGATGAGTAGCCCCGGTGGGAGCAGCGGATATTTCTACGATGTATTTCGCAGAAATGATGGGAAGTGGAATACCTTTACGGTGACGGCGTTTGATTGTCCGCATATCCGGAAGGAGTGGATTGATGATCAGTTCGCCAGATGGGGCGAGGGTCATCCGCTGGTGAGATCGATGATCTACGCGGAGTTCATGGAGGACGACGGGAGTTTGACGGCGGTGAAGACGATCGATTGGCAGAGGGTGGTTAGTGGCCCACCTAAGGAGGATACGGAGGGTCAACCATTGACCGCGGGTTGTGACTTCTCAGCCGGCGGCGATGAAAGCGTACTCGTCATACGCCAGGGCAATACGGTTAAGGGGCTGGTGCGGTGGAGGGATAAGGACACGATGGCAAGTGTGGGTAGGTTCATAGCGGAGTTCAGGAAGTGGAATCTGAAGGCGGCGGATATCTATGCGGATGTGGGTGGCATGGGTGTGGTGATGTGTGACGCGCTCCGCTCTGAGGGTTGGGATGTGCGGCGGGTGAACTTTGGGGAGCGGGCCATTCGGGATGATCAGTTCGTGAATAGGGCTGCGGAGATGTGGATTGAGTTCGGGCGGATGGTGGAGGAATCGAAGGTGAATCTTGGGCCGGTGGGAACGGACGAGATTCTATTGCAGCAGTTCGTGAGCAGGAAGGTGCGGACTAATGGTAAGGGGAAGCTGACGCTGGAGGGTAAGGATGAGCTGCGATCGCGCGGGGTGAATAGTCCGGATCGGGCGGATGCTATGGTGCTGGCGTTTTGCGGTGGTGGCGGGAAGCGGATGGATGAGTACCTGAAAGCGTTGGGTGAGGATGGAAGGAGCTTGCTTGAAAGGATGGAGGATGAGATAGGTCCGGTGGAGGAAACTGGGTCTCCGCTTGCTGGATGCGAGGTTGGCGGGTAGGAAGAGGGGTATACATTTATGATGAGCGACAAACAGCGGAATTCGTTGCAGGGCCAGATTGTTGAGGCTGTTGCCCAGCGAAGCCCGTGGGAGATAAGGCAGACGCGATGGTATGAGTTACGCCATCACGGGTTGCGACGTACCAATAAGCCCTGGCCCAAGGCCGCGGATCTTCATTGGCCGCTCATTGATACGGCGATCGAGAAGCTCAAGCCGCTGTTCCTCCAGCAGGCGTTGGGTATGGATGTTGTGGCCAGCTTTGTTCCGATGCGCCAGCAGTTGAATGCGTATACGAAGGTGGCTGAGGACTGGTTCAATTATAAGATTCGGGACAAGACGAATTTCACGGATGAGGTATTGAGCTGGGTGGATTACACGCTGATGAGCGGGCGCGGGGTGATCAAGTGCTTCTGGAATCCCGGTGATAAGCGGGTGGGGTTTGAGGCGATTGACCCGATGTATTTCATTGTGCCGGCATACACCGTGGATTTGCAGGATGCAGATTGGGCGGTGCATGTGATGCCGATGAGTGTGGGGGCGTACAAGCGGATGGCTGGGCAGTTCGGGTGGAAGAGCGATTCCAAGACGATCGAGAAGATTCGGGGTAATCCGCAGCAGGACGATAACGTCCCGGGGGCAGCGACCGAGGATGACGCGAAGCAACTTCGTGAGGGTATCACTTACACGAGCAATACCGATGGGGTGATTGTGTGGGAGGTGTACAAGAAGCGGGATGACGGGGTGTGGGAGGTTTACCTGTACAGCCCCGCGGCAGTGGATCTCGATCTGCGGGATCCCATGGAGTTGCCATATGATCATGGCCAATGTCCCTTCGTGGACTTCCCGTATGAGATCAAGGACAAGGGATGGTTCAGCCCGCGGGGCGTGTGCGAGATCCTGGCTCCGTTCGAGTTGTCCATGACCTCGATGTGGAACCATAAACACGATGCGATGACGCTGTATAATCGCCCGCTATTCCGAGCGGAACGGGAGCTGCCGAACAGCATCAACTTGCGGTTCTCGCCCGGGCAGATCTTGCCGTATGGCGTGGCCCCGGTCCAGATGCCGCAGCCGCCGGTGAGCTTTGATCAGGAGCTGAACCAGACTCGGGCGGTCGCGGAGAACCGGATCGGTAGTCCGGATTACGCGATGGGTAGTGCGATGGGCGGGGGATCGGACCGGCGGACGGCGACCGAGATCCAGAGTATCAACGCTCAGGCAATGCAGAGTGGGGATCTGCGGGCGCGACTATTCCGTATGGCACTGGGCAAGATGTACCGGCAAGCTTGGGGACTTTATGTTCAGTATGATTCCAAGAGTTTACGATATCGATTTGCCGAGGACTCGCTGGATGCGGACCCGGTGGCATTGCACGATCAATATGAGCTGGAACCGAAGGGCGGTATGGACATGGTCAGCCGGCAGATGATGGTTCAGCAGGCCATTAACCGTAAGCAACTGTTCCAGAACAGCCCCTGGGTGGATCAAGTGGAGCTGGATAAGAGCATCATGGAGCTGGATGACCCGAGCCTGATCAAAAAACTGATACGGGATCCAGGTCAGAAGCAGCAGGATGAGCTGGAGGACGAGACCAAGACGATCCCGACACTGCTAATCGGCATCCCGGTACCGGCTAAACCGGGTCAGAACTTTGCGGGCCGTATCGGTGTGCTGATGCAGTACCTGAATGGGGCGATCCAGCAGGGTCAGCAGTTCAGTCCGGCCTCGAAGAATGCGTTTATGGTGCGTATTGACAGCCTGTTGCAGGGGTACGAGCAGGTGGCGACCAATGAAGCGCGGAAACTGCGGGCTGAGATCCAGAAGTTCCTGACCAGCAGCGGTTTGTTGCAGCAGCAGCAGCCCCAAATGCCAATGCCGCCCGCCGGACCGGAGCCGCAGATGGCCCAGCCTCCCGTTTAATAAGCTATGACCTGCAAAGATTGCCGATATCGAGCCTCCGACAAGACCTGCCGGCGGTTTCCGCCCACCAGTAGGCCAACTTGCTGGCCCACTGTACTGGATTTCGATTGGTGCGGAGAATTCTACGCTATGACCGCTATTATTGTGGAGCCTCAGCCCGTTTTGACCTCGATTCCGGTGCAAACCCAGCCCCAAGCTCCGTTAATGGAGCAGCTTGAGGAGGGTGTGGCACCGAAGATCAGGTTCCAGAAGGCTAAGAGGCAGGAGAACATCAAGGAGTTGCAGGATTCACCTCTATTCCAATCTTGATATGGCCGAGTACCAAGGAAAGAAAGTATCGCTTGGCAAACCTTTCTACACACCGGGCGAGTCTAAGAAGAAAGCGGTGTACGTCCGCAATCCGAAGGGCACCGTGATCAAGGTCCGGTTCGGAGATCCCAATATGGAGGTTAAGAAGGACGATCCGGAACGGCGCAAGAGCTTCCGAGCGAGGCACAACTGCGATACGGCGAAAGATCCTACGAAACCTAGGACTTGGTCCTGCAAAGCATGGTAGATTTATGAAAAAGAAATCGAAGTTCAGCAAACTGGCAACGCAACTCAAGAAGGAGGGCGCGGATGATCCCAAAGCTCTCGCGGCATACATTGGTCGCAAGAATCTTGGGGCCGCAGAGTTCATGCGCCGCGCCGCAGCCGGTCGCAAGAAGGCTAAGTGATGATCTCACTCATTTCACGAGTCCGCGCCGCATGGACTTTTGGCCGGCATCAATGCTGGGTCGATGCACTTCCTTGGAACAGGGATGACGCGACCACCCTCAATAACTTTTTCAAGAGCGAGACCGGAAAAAAGTTCAAGGACGCTCTCCTGAACACTGTTCTTATGCAGAACGCTTCTGCAATTACGGACAGAAACCATTTGCAATACTCCTCTGGATTTGCAATGGGTCAGGCCAGTCTTGTGAAGGTCATCGAGATGATGGCCGACCGAGAATCAATTACGGGACAGGAAGATGATCCGGATTCTGTCACGAATACATAGGATCAAAGTTGCGGTTGCTGCGTCTGTGCGGACCAGCAAACGAATAAAAGCACGATATGTCAGATGAAACAATGAGTGCCGATGCGATGCTCGCTTTGGCCAATGATCACGATGCTGGTGTCGATATCGACAGCCAACCACGGGAGCAGACTCAAAATAAAAACGAGTCAGCTTCGGTTGAGCAAGATTCCTCCAATGAGAGGAGTGCCAGTAAAGAGGTTAATGACCGCGAGCAAGAGGATGTAGGCACGAGCAGTAAGTCAGAGACCGATTCCAAGGCCAAGCAGAAGGAGGAGAAGCCGAAGGATCAGAAGAGCAAATTCGCCCAGGATCAGAATCGAAAGACCAAGACCTGGGAACAAATCAACGCTGAGAAGGAGGCTATCAGGGCCGAGCGCGAGGCGGTGAGGCGTGAACGGGAAGAGTGGAGCAAGCAACGGGAGCAATCCACGGTTGCCGATACCAATTCTTTTCGGGACGAGAAGGGTTACACTGCGGAGGATTACGAGGCTGCGGCCAAGGAATTTGATGCGGATGGTGACTCTCAGTTGGCCAAAGCAGCGCGAGCTAAGGCTGATGGCGTCCGTAAGACCGTGAGTGTTAAGCAGCAGCAGGTTCAACAGGAACGCTTTACGAGGACTTGGGCAGATAATTTCAACAAGTTGTCCGAGAAGGAGACTTGGTTGAAGGATCAGTCCAGTAACGAGTACAAGCGAACGGTTGAGTTGTTGCAGCGCATTCCGATTTTAACAACGCTGCCCAATGGGTTAGCCCATGCGGTAGAATTGATGAAGCTCCAAGATACTGCGGGTCGATTTCAGTCTGTAGAAGCCGAGAATAAGTCTCTGAAAGAACAGCTCAACAAGCTCCAGCAGAAGACCGCCATTGGTAAAAGCGTTCCGGCAGGACAACTCAAGACCGAGGAGAAGGATTTCTCAAGGTTATCCCAGAAGGAGCAACGGGATGCGCTCATGAGAGCCGCACGAGAGTTCGACCGGGAAAGCAACCAATAGCACAACCACAACTAAAATATGGCAGGAATTACTACTACCGGTACAACCGGCATTGCACTCCAGTTCCAGAACTTCTTCAGCAAGGAACTGCTCTCGATCGTCCAACAGGAGACGATTCTTGATCAGTTCGCAATGAAGACTACGATCCCCAAGAACAATGGCAACAAGGCCATCACGATGTTCCGCTTCGGTTCGCCGAGCGTTGCTGATGTTAAGACGTTGACTGAGGGTACGGCAATTGGTTCCGCGAACTACCGCGCTCTTGTTCTCAACAGCCTCAGCAAGACCCTCGCTCAGTACGGTCAGGTGATCGGATTGACCGATATTCTCCGCGCTACGGACCTGTTCAACTCACTCCAGCAGGCCACCAAGACCTCCGGTCTGGACATGGCCCTCTGGGTTGACTCGGTCATCCGTAACGTCTTGGTTGGTTCTAACCTCACTGCGAGTGGTTCTTCTATCGGTTCCGCCGCTGAGGGTGGTGGTACGTTCGATAACTCGGATGCTTGTAACACTGCCGCTTCTTCCGGCGGTATTAAGGTGTACGGAAACCCCGCTACGCTGACCACTCAGACGTTCTCTGGTCTGAACAGTGCGACCACTGCTGCCGATGCCACGATGACCTCTTCGGCTGTCTTGGATTCCATGACTCGTCTGAAGCGTAACCGCGCTCCGATGATCAATGGTGGCTACGTCCTGGCGACCGATCCTCGTGTTACCCGTGATTTGATGCGCGATACCGATTGGTTGAACGCTTCCAACTACGGCAACAAGGGTACCCCGTTCTACAAGGGCGAGGTGGGTTCCATCTACGGTTGCCGCGTTGTCACTCAGACCAACTCGTTTGTCAGCACCGGCTCCGCTACTGCCGCTGATGAGTTCATCTATCAAGCTACCTCCGCGGGTGGCGGTCTGGCGGTTAGCAAGGACATCATCGCCTCGTTCTTCTTTGGTAACGAGTCCTTCGGTATCCCTGCCTTGACCGGTGATGATCCGTTGTCCCCGAAGGTTGTGATCACCGATACCCCCGACAAGAGCGATCCGTTGAACCAGCTCGTCACCGTTGGTGTGAAGCTGTACTTCGCCGCTCTGCGTTTGGCCGCTGGTAACACCAGTGGTGTTTCGCCTGGGAATATCAACCCGGTCTGGTACTTGGTGCATCGTACTAAGACCTCGACCACGCTGTAATATGCGACCTAAGACGGCCACCATCATGGTGATTGCCGTCGGCCCAAAGGGGCATCGTCGAGAAATCGGTGGTGCCCCTTCTCATTCCGCTTGCGGATGTGATGAGGCTGACAACAATGCGCCAATGATTGCGATTCCAGTCGAGGCTCTTTCCACTGACACGGAAGATGGCCAACAGGCTTCCCCCGAGGTTGGTGATGAAGTTGTCCTACAGGAAGTTCGAGGCGTTCTCAAGAAGCTCGAAAATGGTGAGGCTTACGTTGAGATCCAAAGCGTGAACGGTATGCCCGCCGAGTACGAGAAGGCCGGCAAGGAATCAATGGAACCAATGGACGAAGAAGGTATGCGAAACATGGTTTCCGAGTACGACAGCGAGATGGAGTCCTAACATGCCGATCTACACCTTCGAGAACAAAGGCAAGTCCTTGGAGCAAATCGCTCCAATGGGAACCGATTCTCTTGTGATCAAGGGTGAACGCTGGACGAGGCAGCCGGTAGCCCGCTTCGGGGTTACCGGTTTTGCCCGCGAAGCCGAACTCAAGGACAAGGTGAAGCAGGGCTTTAGCCGGATGGAAGACCGGCAGGGTACCCGCTTTGAAAGCACTTTCAGCAAGAATCAGATCCGTAAAATTTGGGACATATGAGCATAGAATCTAATCTGGCAACCGAGTATTCGATGGGTAATGCGGGCTTCCAGCTCGTGACCTCTACTGCATCGACCACTGGCCCATTCGTTGCGATCACCACGATTGCTCCCACCACCTTCACTTCGATCACCGGCAATGGAATCAGCGGTACTTGGTCCTCAGTGACTATCCCCGCTGGCATCACGCTTCCTGGTCCGATCCAGAGCTTCCAACTTACTGGTGGTCAGGTGATCGCGTTCAACGGAGTGATTAGCTCTTAAACCCGTGACACTCGCTCTCGGAACACGATTGGCTTCGAGTGGGTCTGGCGGAAACGTCACGCCCGTCGATCCGCCAATCATGCGCCGGGATCTATTGCAGGAAGACGAGTTCTTTGTACTGCAAGAGGATGGAACTGGGAAGATCGTGTTGTCTTTTGGCACCTACGATCGAATGGCAACTGAACAGGGCACCGATCTCATTTTAACCGAAGCATCCGACAAATTCATTTTAACCGTAGAATAATATGGCAGACGTAAAGATTACAGCTTTAGCGGTATTAACCGCCGCTGACCCAATTAACGACGCTATCCCTATCGTTGATGTCAGCGATACCTCGATGGCCGCATCTGGTACGACAAAACGTATCAGTGTCAACAACATCCTCTCATCCTCGCCAACCGCGAGTGGAGCATTGACGGTAACCGGACTCGTCACCGCTGGCTCCGCCACCATCACCGGCGATCTGACGGTGGATACGAGTACGCTGTTTGTAAAAAGCTCCAATGATCGTGTTGGTATTGGTACAGTAACCCCTCTCTCCAAACTCCATATTGGAAGTGGAACTGGACTAAACAACCTCGGAGTTGGTCTAAGCTTGGGAGCTACGGCCAATTTTTATGAAGCGTTTGACGGAACCAAGACGCTTATTGTTGGAACGGATTCGTCTCAAGCTGGTGTTAAAGTTGGATCATTGACCAAC